ATTAGCACTAATTGTTTTCTTTGCACCACCACTATCCTTAACTTCTAAATTATTACTACCGTCATTGGTAAGTTTCATACCACCAATATCAACGGTACTACCAGAGACATATAAGTCTCGCCATCTTAATGTAGATGAACCAAGGTCATATGTATCATCCGTCTTTGGTATTATATGTGAGGATACCCTATCTAAACCAGATTCTTCGTGTGCATCTACACCCTTCCACTTTTCAATAGTGGAATCATACATCAAAAACTTATTATTAACCTTCGCGGTAGACCTGTCAATATCATCTAAGAACTCTAGTCGAACCTCACCACCGCCACCGATACCTTGCATACCCAATATTAATTGTCGTATGTTTGTGTTGATTTCGTTTATCTGTTTTTGAACACTCGCGGTTTCATCAACTTGTTCTTGTACAGATTGTTTTTTATCTGAAAGATACTGGACTGCAAGTTCTTGTAATTGTCTTTCAACCTTATCCTTCTTCTCTACTGGTTTGAGACTAAGTACATCCATGACAGTACTATAAGAGTCTTTACTTTCTATAACTGGTTCTGGTGTTGGTTCTAGTGTTGGTTCATCCTCAATAACACCAGCATATTTTAATTCTAATTTATTGACTTTAGCTTCTAGTGCTGCTATATCTGGGTCAAGTTTTCCTGTCTTATCTTCTTCTGGTATTACAAATGTTTTTTCTACATGTGACTGTGGAACTGATTTGACTTCTGTGGGATGGTCTATTAATTCATATGGTTGTGATGTTGTAGACATGTCTTCTGTCATTTGACTAACTGGGCGGATGTCAAACTCACTCGCCATTTTCTGTGGGTCAATATCTTTAAAGAAGTCTGGTGCAGATTCTTGTATTTCTTCCTCTACTGATTCTTGATACAAGTGAGGTGTTGCCTCCACAAACTGTTCTTTAATCTCTTTCAGTCTGCCTAATTTGTCTTGGGCTTCTTCTTCCTGTTCAGATAACTTTTTAAGTTCGCTCGTAAATACACCCCAAAAATCTTCTTTGACTTGTTCTTTGTGCGCTTGTCTTTTCTGGGTTTTTTCAACCTGTTTAAGAACTTTTTCTTCTTCAAGTTTGAGGTTGCGAGTTTTTTCTTGTGCTATTGCCTCAAAAAGTTTCTTTAACTCATCCATTTAATCTTCCTTTTCCTTCGGCTTATCAAGTGATACCGTGACAGAAGAATCATTCCAAGTTGACTTCTCTTCTTTGGAATAGTCTTCACCATATCTACCTCGCTCCCGATTACCGTCACCATTTAACTCAGTCAAATCTTGCTGAGTTTCTTTCCAATCCTTGCCCACAATTTCTCCTTAAGCTTTAGTTACTTGTGGTGTTACTGTTATAATACCCTCTTGCACCCTCAATACTTCTGGAGAATTTGCAATTTCTACATCATAAACATATCTACCAGCTTTCAACGCGGTTGTTTGTGTCGCAGTTAGAGATAAAGTTATAACACCAGTAGCGTCAACTTGGGCGGTTGTAAAACTTGTATAAGTAGTACTGTCATAGCTTTTTCTAAACTGTGATGTTGTTGTATAGCCTGTAAGGTTCTTAGCGGTTGACCCATCTGTAGTTACAGTTAGGGTTTCACTAAAAGTAGAACCTTGGTCTATCGTTATATTTTTAATTACTTTTTTTGCCATGGGGTTACCTTTTAATTATGAGAACAATTGTTACACTAAAATACGGAAACAAATACTCTTCTAATGATGTAAACACTATTTATAATATGTGTAAATATCAATGTGATGAGTTCTGGTGTCGTACAGATAATACAGACGGATTAGAACAAGGAATAAAAACTCAAATGTCTACTGGATTAGGCAATTGGGAAAAAGTTTTACTCCTCGAACAAGACTTTGGTGGAAAGACTTTATATTTAGACTTGGATGTAATAGTCCAAGGTGACCTTGAAAAGATATGGGAACACATTAATGATGAACCAATCATATGTAGAACCTATTGGAAAAACTTTGGCGGTGAATGGAACTCTAGTGTTATGGGGTGGACAGGTGCAAGTGCCTCGCATATAACGAAAGCATTTTTAGAAAACTTTGATTATAACTTGCATAAATATGATGGTAAGGATGATAATTTTTTATATGATGGGAAGTTTTTCAAAAGAACATTTCCCAAAAGGTTGATATATTCTTTTCTTGCTGGGGTAGATATGGAAACAGATACTTCACCAAGAGGTCACCAAATAAAACCAGATTATCCAATTGTTCTTTTAAATGGACAAAATGAAGTCAATTACAATTTGAGACAAAAATATTATGATGCATTTTCTTTGCATGAAATGGGGCAATAAGTACTCTCCAGAATATGTAAACAATCTATACAAAATGGTTCAGCAGAACTATACCAAGAGGTTTAAGTTCATATGCTACACAGACGAACCAGAAGGAATCCACAAGGATATTAAGATTAGGTCTATTCCAAATGTAGACCCTCTCCATCCACGGCATTGGTTTGGTCAAGAAAACTTCTGTTGGGATAGAGCTAAGTTTCTTGTTCTCAATTCTCACCATTGGTTAAAAACCAAAGGCCCATTCTGTTATCTAGACTTGGATGTTATTATTCAAAACAATATAGATGACATATTTGAATTATCAAAAACTCCACATATGATTTATTCTAATTGGGAAAATCCAAATGTTCTCAACGATAGAAGATTTACAGATATGCGTGGCACATTATATAACTCTAGTGTCATGTTGTGGTGTACTGACCAAGGGGAAAAGATTTACAACGATGTAATGAAACACAAGGACACCGTGTTTAAAACCTTTTGGAAAGGAACCGACAACTACTACCCATACAGGGAACACCAAGCAGTAGGCGATAACTATTGGTCGTTCCTACCAAGTGAATGGGTATACTCCTATAATAGAGGGAGACAACATCCTAATGATGTCACGCAACACCTGTACAGAGAAAATTCAAAGTTTTGTATATTTGAAGCATCGGTTGGTGGGAAAAATAAAAACAATTTAAAACCACATGAATTGAGAGATTATAATCTACTCATACATTGGCATGGCAAAACAGAATTTGAAAGACTATGGTTACCCAAGTTTCCAGATAACTTTTTTGATAAAAACAAACACACAAATAAGATATCTCAGCTATTGCGTACCAAGGACTACGATACACTAGAAGAAAAATTCCTCAAAGACTTACCCCAATTGAAACAAGATTGGGAACAATATTCAAAAGAGTTTGAAACATTACGCGAGTGGATTGGATTTGAATCTTTAACAGATAGTATGCTACAAGAAAACTATATGGACAAAGAGACAATATCAGATATAAAAGAACTTATTGAAACAAATGATTTACAATCTTTATCAGAAAAAATGATAAAGGACTTCCCAGAATTGGATGAATATTTCAAAGGTACAATTTCTGAAGTGAAGGTACATGTACCAGAATTGGAAAGAGAGATATCTGACCTTATCTTTATACGACAAATAGAACCGCACCACAAAGATATTATAAAGGAACTATATGACTCTGGTGATATGATTTCAATGCATAAAAAGTTTCTCGCTGACTATCCAGATGACCCTGTATTATTACAGGGTGATGAGTCCTTATATTGGAACAAAGATGCGGATGAGATATATGACTTGTACAAACAAAGGTACATATACAAGTCTCACTTAACCGCGTTTGAAGAAGCGAAAGAACTAGGGCCCGTTAGATATTTCTGGAACATAAGTTTCCTACAATGTTTCGCGTTGTACAAAAGACTGTGGGATAAGAACACACTACCAAGTATTAAAAAAGATGTTATGGATAACATTAAAGAACATGGGATGCAAAGAGTATTTTGGGATGCATCAACTGAGGATGTACAATCCCTATACAAGAAATACTATTTGCAAAATCTAAAAGAACTATTCTACAAAGAGGATTATGAGAAAGTATTTGAAAGATTATACAACATCATGCCCAAACAAGAACTCATATCTATTATAAATCAAGATAGTGTAAAAGATAATGACACTCTTGTCAAGTATTTTCAAATGCATGGAGAACAATATAGTGACTTATACACAGGACTATATGATGATGGTAATCCAGAAGGTGCATTAATACAACTATCTACGAAACAAAATGATACAGGTAATGAATTTAATGATATTTTTGTCAATGGAAAAGAACATACACTAGATTCTCTCAAGACCGTAGTTGAAAACTTTAAGTTACAATGGGTTACATTTATGTGTGAAATCACAGACCCGACAAACTGTGACGAAATTGAGTCCATTTGTCGGTATTTTAAAGAAAAATTAGGCTGCACAGTCACCGTACAGACATTCAAGGCATATATAAAAGACCTACCTTTTGTTGATAGGGTTGAACATGTACTTCCTACACAACCAACCGAGAATGAAATAAAGGTAAATGATAGTATTGCTAGTGATATTCCAGTAAGTCTGGAAACATTGAAACGGTTTAAGAAAGATGAGGAAGTACGAACCAAGAAACCTAAGATGAAAGAGAAGGAACCAGTATGGTGTGACGCGAGGAAAAGTGAATATTTTTATGTGAATTCGCAAGGCAACCTTTTCCCATGTGCGTACATTGCTAGAGATGTAATGGAACACAAACTATTTCCGTATCATCCTATTGACTATACATACAATTTCAAGTATAATGATGCAACGAAATTTAATATCGGTGAGATAATTTATAACCATGACTTTGAAAATATAAGTCAACACTTGAAGAGGAAACCCCTCAGCGTTTGTACCAGAAATTGTGGAGATTGCCATGCGAGTTAATGTAGTTTGTAGTAAATGGGGAGAAAAATATGGCCCGCACTTTGTTAACCGTCTTTATAGCATGTCTAAGCGTAATACACCTTCGACAATGGATTTTCATTTCTACTGTTATACCGACAATGATAAGGGACTATTACCAGATATTAAGGTTATACCATTTCCCGATATCCCTACCATCCATCCTAAATACTGGTTCGGCGCTGACGAGTTTAAGTACGGTATGGCTCGTTGTTGGGACAGGCCTAAAACTTTCGTTTTTAATACTCACAATTTCGGCCCAGATAAGCCGACAGGACGCTTCATCTTCTTTGATTTGGATGTAATTATACAGAATGATATTACACCACTTCTAACTTACAATACAGAACAACCAACTAAAATGCGGTCTTGGTGGCAAGACCCAAAACCCATGCAGACTAGACAGTTTAAACTAGCTCATGGTGCGTATACAAATGGAAGTTGTCAAGTATGGAGTGATGACCAATGTGAACCTATCTGGGAAGATGTGTTAGAGAATCAAGAAAAGATATGGTTCACATATACAGATGGAACAGATAACTACCACTCATGGAGATGGGGTGAGTATGGTGCTAAACTATGGGATTACTTTCCATCACACATGGCATATTCATATAATCGCGGGCGGTCTTGGGATGAGGATGATTTAAATGTAGGAATATACAGACCCAATTGTATACTCTGTGTATTTAACATTGACTTACTACCATTTGAAGATGAAAGTAGGGGACACACAAAACAAGATGACCTTGCAGACCCACAACTATTGGAGCATTGGAGATGATAATAATAACAGCAGGATGTAGTTTCAGTTTAACCGACCAAAATCAGAAAAAACATATTAAGACTTGGCCAAACTATTTGTCAGAAGAATATGGTGCGACTCTCATATCAAAAGCAATGGGGTCACAAGGAAATGGTTTAATTAGTAGAGGTGTCATATATGAGGTGGCAGAATATTTAAAGAGTCGTCACGAACTTGCTCCACCAATAAGGGAAGAAATTAAAGTTGGGATTATGTGGTCTGGTACAGATAGACATGAAGTGTGGTCAGAAGAACCATTGTTTGAAAATGTAAGTGGGTGGGTTGAAAATCCAACTGGGTTTATTCCAGAAAGTAAACATTGGCAAATTCTTAATCCACATTGGATGACTGAAAAAAGTGATGTATATTACGCACATTTACATGAACAGATGTTTGGGTGGATTAGTTCACTAGAACATATTTTAAGAACGCAATGGTTTTTAGACAAATATGGTATACCATACTTCATGTCTTGGATGAAAGACCCAGTATTTCCAGACGAAAATAATTTGATGGCAGGATACAAAGAATTAGAACACTTGAAGGATTTAGTTAACTGGGATAAATTTTTACCCATTATGGGTATGTATGAATGGTGTGATGGTTGTGAAGGAACAGCAGACCATCCATCAACTGAACAACATGAACAATTCACACGCGAGGTAATATTACCATTCGGATTTAAATGAGGAGAATAATGAAAAAAATATGGAAACTGTGGTGCATGTCTCTAGGAGAGAAAGCATCCGATGATTCACACGAGGCTGATATAATTGCCTTGTTTAGAACAGTAGTAGTACTTGTAAACTTCTTCACCTGTTTCTTTATTATATCGGGGGTATTAAGACATTGGTAATGATGAGTCCAAATTGGTTTATAGCCGAAGAACAGATATCAAAACATAATTGTATCTGGACAGGAGAAGTATCTTTGGATACTTTGGATTATTATAGAAAGTTTGTAGGCGAGACTTCAAACAATTACAATCTAGCAGGACATCTAGAAAGACAAATAAGAATAGAAGATATGCCAGAGACCGTCAAAGAAGATATTATGAGTCACTTCTATAGACAAGAAGTACAACGGTACATGAAGACACAAAAGGATACTAGTCATCCGTTGCTACCGATTGGTCTGGAAAGTGTATGGATTAACTATCAAAAGAAACATGAATTCAATCCCATGCATAATCATGGCGGGTTGTTCTCATTTGTAATTTTTATCAATGTTCCATATGACTTAGAAGAAGAAGATAAATTCTTCCCAGAAAAGAAAGACCCAAAGACATCGAGACTTTGTTTTGTAATGAACTCACCAATGGGTGTACCAGAAGAACTAGCAATAAATGTTGACAAGGGGTTCGTGGGTAAAATGATTTTCTTTGATGCAAAACTTCCACACATGGTTTACCCTTTTTATACTTCAAACGGAGAAAGGATTACCGCGTCTGGTAATGTAGTTTATATGAGGGAACCATTTTGAATATCTACACAGTAAAATGGGGTGACAAATATAATCATCAACATGTCAATAATGTGTACAAGGCATGTAAGGAATTCTACAACGAGGATTTTGATTTCTTTTGCCTGACAGAAAATCCAAAAGGATTGGATAAGAACATTACACCACTCGCGTTGCCAGGCGGAAACAAATTAGTGAAGTGGTGGAACAAGATGTATCTTTTTGACAGTAACATCGTCACACAAAAAGGTGAAAAGATGTTCTTTGATATTGATACTATCATTCAGAAAGATATAACTCCTATCGCAAACTATGACCCAGAGGACTGTCTCTGTTTCGTAAAGACATACTGGCACGATTTAGAAACTCAATTCAAAAACACTAGACACATTCCACATAAATATACAGATCTAAACTCTTCGGTTCTGAGGTGGAATGATAACTTAAACACAGAAGAGATTACAGAATACTTTAATAAATATCAGAAACAAATACTATGGTACTATCGTGGTCTTGACAACTTCTTTTATAACAGAAGAATAACCAAAATCAAATTGTTTCCTATAGGTTGGGTATATAGTTTTAACCAAGGCTATATCTTCCCACACGATATAGATAAACACACATACCGCGAACTACCTTATGTTTGTATTTTTGACTCAATGGGGAAAGGTGAAGATGTTAAATTTTAATTTTTTAAATAACTTTAAATACTGGGGTGAAGCATTACATGTTATAGAAAACAAAATGCCTCACAAACTTGTGGATTTTAGGCAATCTCTACAAGAAAATAATATGGATGCTTCAATCTGGTTGGTTGAAGAACTGAAAGAATATTTGGAAGAATATTATACTAAACAAGGGAATCTTAGAATATTAGTTCTTAATTCTTGGTTAGGTCTTCCTATGGTTCCGCTACTATGTGAAAACTTAGATGTTGCACAAATTCATTTAGTGGACATGGATGAAGAGAGTATCAATCTTTCCAAATCATTTCACAAATATTATGCTCAAGAGAAATTTGTAAACATTCGCCATTGGAACTTAGATATACCATTTGAGTTTGAGAATCTAAACAAGATAGATGTCGATGTAGTAATCTGTATTCACACCGAACAAATGTATCCCCTAACAGAACTAGTAGGTAAGAATCCTAATGCCGTCTACGCGATGCAGAACTCAAATGTTGTTGAAGAGATGTATGGTATCAATTGTGTCAACTCAATAGAGGCACTAAAAGAACAGATAGGAATAGAAGAGTGCGGATATGAAGGAACCAAACAACAAATATATTATTCTTGGGATGGTAAGAAGGAGTTTGATAGATTTATGGTCATAGGTCAAAGGGAAGGGTTCTTTTAACAAGATATATCCTCTATCATTTCTTCCCATAGACTTTCGTCTGGGATAACAAATCCAAATGTTTGACGCGGGCCTCGACTTCCAGCAGTATGCCAGTATGGAGTTTCGTCTTTACCACCATAATATCCTATTTTACAACTCCACCCAATCGGGTCATTGATAGTCACAACATCCCCATCTTCATCTAAATGCTTAAAGAATCCGCAGGCATTACTATAAGATAATAAAATGTTGTAGCCGGGACAATCCCAGTTATTATGCCACGACATGAAACCACCAGCAGGATAGTAAACATGTACTGCATTGAACTTAGCACACAACCACGCGGATAACTCAGCACAAGTTTTCATAGACTCTCTTCTAACTTCTTTCGGTACACCATGTGTCAAATGAAAATCACATACCTTTGCGTACTCTGGTGGGCCTTTATGGTCTTCACCTTTTGCTTGAACTTCTCTAAGATATTCTTCTGAACAATAGTAATCCATGTCCCTATCACCAAACCTTCGTTCATCCATAGGTAAAGATGGTGGACAATTTTTATCATAGAAATCCATCCACCTATCAAGTATTTCTATTAACTCTGGGTTAATTAATTCTATTGTTTTCATTTTAATAACTCCCAACAATGTTGCCAACTCGTAACTGCATAAACTTGATGTGGTTCCAAATTCATTGCTATCGGGTAATCATTTCCAGTTGGGTCTGTTCTATCACCGAAAAATCTTATTGTTGTAACATCATAATCTTCTAGTATTTGAGATTTATTTTTGCCCCTCTCAAATATATCTATTCCTGTCTCCCCACCTACATCTGATTCTAAGTTAGGAAACCATCGATTAAATTCTTCAGATATATCATTTCTTTCATTTGTAATCTTATCCCACTCATAATAATCTTTTCTCTCGTGAGTGTTTGCATTTCTACCTACAATACTGAAATTAACTAAACCTGTCCTATGTTCAATATGCAATCCTGTCTTTACTGGGTATTTTGTTTTCTTTACTTTTGCAAGTAAAAAGTTTTCCGCGTCTACGGGCAAAGTCCAATCATTGAATCTAATCTGTTTATCTTTTTCGTATACATCATTACCACTACAATTATAAACTCTATCACAAGCATTATATAAGTCTTCTCCTACCTGTTCTATAGTTTTAGGTCTATCGCTTCCTGTAACTAATGATACATTACTATAAGTACAAAAGTCCAAGAACCATTCTTTAAACTCTCTATCCATTACACCTCTACTAGATGTCAATGTTCCGTCTACATCAAACAAATAATTTATCATCTTAACTGAAAAGATTCTTTCTCTTTGTATACTCTATTCAAAGTATAGTGTGTTATAATAATAGGCATTCCTGCCAGTTCTTCTGGTCGTTGTCCCATACAGAAGTTCCATCTAGCATCTGGCCATGGGAAGTCTCCAACTTTAATTTTGTCTTTATACTTTTTCTCTAAGAGATGCCACATACTAAATGTATCCCACTTACATACTTCTCTAGGATATGGTGATGGGTCATATTCTGGTCTAATCTGGTCACAGTATTGCCGAAACCAATCATTCATTAAATCCTGTACAATGGGTTTCTTCTTATATACAAAGATACCACAATGATATATCATTTCCTCAGTATCACTTAACTTGGTTATCTTTGCATTGTACGGTCTATTCCGCGTGAATATTATATCATTATCTTTTAGAAAAGTAAAGACCTTTTTTATGTCTTCGTGTTGAATATAGGTGTCACAGTCTATATACATTGTTTTGTCATATGGGGTTCTAGACAATGCCCATAGTTTTGCTCTTACATGGTCATCACAATAAATGATATTATCGAAAAGTTCTCTGTCATATGTCCCATCCCACTTTTCTTCCGTGAAGAGTGTTATCTTTGCTTTGGGATGAAAATCTAATAATGACTCAGCGGATTGGACAGCGGCTTTTAGATATCTTTCATCACGAGATGCGACATAAAGATATCCGTTCATTACGGTTCCGTTGGGGGCAGATGGTCTTCTGGTATATCTGGAGCAAACTCTGGGTGTGTACCATCTGGTTTAAACATACTTGGAGATGCATACAAAGCTTCTGCTTGAAGCAATATAGTAACCCAAGCTTGTACTTCCAATTGAGTCTTTGCTTTACGGATAAGTTTTTTGATTCGTTTGTCTTCTGAATTTTTGATAGCAGGAATTTCAAAAGCTTCTAGTTTCATATTGAACAATGCTTCTTGCATTACTCTGTTTCTATGAACCTCGCGTTGTTCCGCGTCTTTCTCTTCCTGTTCTAAGACAACACCTTTGTGTGCCTCGGTATTCTCATCGATTTCTGCCTCGGTGAAAATCTCCATGATGGCATCAAAGTCTTGATTCACAAGACCTTCTTCTATATTACCAACATTAATTTGACATGGACGATAACTTTGTCCAACCAAAATCTCGCAGAATAGCGATCGGTTTTCTTTATCTATCCATCGGGGGTTGCGATATTTCGCCTTTTCTTCGGTCATAATATTTCCTCATGATTAAATGGGTAGGTTTATTGTACACCTACCCCACTATATATGTCAAGTCTTAAGCAGTTCTAATAAACAGTTGTTTTGTTTCTTGCGTGGAACTCGATGATTGTACGGTGTTACCTCCATAATATCCAGTATATGTACCAGAGTATGAACCAGCGTATGCACCATTTAAGAATCCAGCAAAGAATCGGTCATAGTACCCAGTATATGACCCTGTATAGTCTCCAGAATAGTTCTGTGATGAGATGTCTTTTAATTGGTCAGTCATCGTTGACCCCATCTGTACCCATGTTCCAGCGGCAGATGGTGAGCCAGTTTGAAGTAGGTATGTCCCTACTAAACTTGACATAATTCTATTTCTAAATGCAGGCACCAATGTTTGTAAATTTGCGGTTGTCATTTCATTTGGTTGTCCTTCGTCACCCGCTTTTAATAATATATTTGAATCAGTTCCAGCATCTGTAGTCGGTGCAGTTTTTTGATAGAGATTGTAAGAGACATCTGTTCCGTCTACTTGTGTTTCTGTAACTGTATATCTTGAAGTCCATGTTCCACCAGAAGGTGAAGATGTACCTATTTTATATTGTCCTATTGTGTTCGCGTCTTCGGCAGCCATTGCAGTTATAACCAAGTCTAATACTTCCGTATCTAACTCAGTATCAGTTGCCTGTTCTACAGCGGTTCCTGTCCATCTAAGGGGATTGATTTGTCCAGATTCACTAACAGCAGCACTTGGTTGATTAAATCGGTAAACAGTATCAGTAGTACTTCCACCAGCTGGGTGTGTTCCTACAGACTCAGTTCTCTCTCTGTTTGTAAATGTTCCGATTTCATCACCACCAGCAGAACCGCCTGTCACAACATTAAGTTCCGCAGTCCCAGAACCATCGGTATCAGCAGCAAATTTTGCCGTGATTACACCAGCTACTTGGTCTTTTATCTCAGTAGCTGATAATTCTCTGAGACCTTGTAGTCCCCCAGCGGCAGCCGGATATGATCCTGCTTTAAGTGTTACTGGCCCTGCCATTCAAATTCTCCTTAGTTGAGTAGCGTACCAGATGAGTTATATACAGCAAGTCCTCGATGTTTAACCCAATCGGTAGCATCTTTACATGTTAAAGTAAAAGTAGTCTTAGCGGGCAATGTTACAGCAGCATTAGCTGAACCACCCTCTATTGTATCAGATGAAGCAGGATACAATTTGCAGTCCGTAGTAGTAATGTTAGCAACAACTATATGCAATCCAGCAGCAGCGGTTGGTAAAATTACACCTTCACCAGAACCACCAACTGTTCCTACTACATTAATTGTTTCTGTTAACGCGGTTGCGTCACCTTGAGCGGAACCAGCAGATGAAACTGAAGGTGATACTCCATATTTCAATGAACCTAGTAAAGATGCACTAGTGTTTACTGTTAATTCTGCGACATTACTTCCACCAGAACCTACTTGTCTCCATCCACCAGTACTAATACCAACCAATTCGGCACCATTTGCAGTTACTACTTCAATCGGTGCGTTTGCAGAACCACCATCGATGGTTTCTGTAGAAGCAGGATATACTTTAATAGTATTACCACTTACATTATAAAGGTTGATTACTAGACCAGCAGCTGCAGAGGGCAATATTACCCCTTGGTTAGCAGATGCAGTAGATACAATGTTGTATGTTTTGGTTAATGCGGTTGCAGTTCCCTGTGTACTTCCAGCAGCAGATACCGTGGCAGATATGCCAAAGGTAACATTTCCACTAGCAGTAAGAGTACCGACTGACACATTATTACCCGACTCATACTTATCGTTGTTGAGGTTACTAAAGTTAGTATCCACCTCAGTATTAGTGAGGGGGGAACCTTTAGAAGCTCTTAGTGTTATAGTTGACATGTCTCTTCCCTATTCTTTATTTATCAATATTGTTAACAAGTTGCATTAAAATGCTTTTGATTTCTTGAAAATCTTCCTTCAGACTATTTATATCATTTGACATTTCATCTATCTGATTGTTTCTTTTTTTTGAAAGAAATTTCCTTCTCTTATATGCAGCCAAACCATTATCATCTACATTTACCAAAGCTCCAGATTCTTCATCTCTGTTATACTCTAATTTTGATACTTGATATTGACTCATATTCTATTTATTATGCCTGTAAGGCGATAACCCTTAATTGTTTTGCTTCTGGAATGTTAGATGAATTTGTTGACAACATTACCATCTTCGTAGAGAAATACTTAAATCTCTTGAAGTCTGTGTCAGCAACAGTACATGTAACAGCGGGTCTAACTCCTCTGTAAGTCCATGTTACTGTTCCATCTGTAGCAGTACCAGAACCGTGTGTTGGTGCGGAAGCGGCAGAAGCAGCTCCTGTTGTTCCACCAACCGTACATTCATACAGTTTGGTTAAGTGTCCAACAAATGTACCAGCAGCATAGTATTTACTTACTTCATGCGATTGTGCTACAGTAACAGTAGGCGCAGTTGCATATCCACGGCCTGGGTCTACAATTTCTAAAGTACCGAGACCACCACCAGATAATGTAGTACATTTCACAGCTGCCTGTCTAGTCGGAGTACCACCACCACTAAAGAATATTTCTACATTAGATGTAGAAGCGTATCCACTACCAGCGGTTCCAATAGTGAGAGCATTTACCCTCTTACTTGTATATTTGAAAACATTATCCGAATCCAATGCAGTAGAAGGCAATTCAAAATTAAAATCTACGAAAGAGTTATTGGAAGCAGAAACCCCAGCAGTCTGTCCTGCTATTAGTTGCATTTCTACCCAAGGTATATCCTCATAAAAATCACCATCATCTTCTGGTGATTGACCCTTAAAGTATATCTTAAACTGAGAGCCAGGCGGTTGTTTAAGAGCAACTGAAAGTCTGCAATCTTCTGCCTCTTGTCCATCAGCAAGTCTTACTCTTCTAGAGATAAACTTGGATGTAGCGTTACCGTTATTTCCTGTCTCACCTGTAGAATCATTGTTGATTAAGAAATTCCTAGTAATCATCGCGTTACGATACAATGGTACAACTGGAGTTAAATCTTTATCTTCAGTAGAGATATTGAATCTTGTTCTAAATGATTTTTTCGCAAGTCTACCAGAACCAGTAAATGCAGCTTCATTAGAAGCGGAGTATATTGCCTGTTCTGAAGGAGCAAATTGTCTTACTACAGGTAGAATATCTGCGAAAGTAGAACCAGCAGCACTAGCTCCAGATGAAGAAGTAGTACACGCCTGATATGTTATTCTTCCTTCTGGGAATTCTTTAATGGTTGTATTTGTTCTATAGTTATTAAATGGTTTATTGTAAATACTAGCAATCTTAAATGTAGTATTTTTATTTTGTCCTTGTGTTGAGTCAATGGTAAGAACATCTCCTGTACCAACCATATCACCGACAGCAAAGAACCTCGTACTATCTGTATGAGCAGCTTCAACTGTTAAATCATCATAAATGATTTCTAGTTTTTCTGTCCTTGGGTCAATATCATCCATTTGACCGTGTTTAATTTTCAGAGTAAATGTAGCACCAGAACCGCCAGTAGGAGCAACACTTAATTGTCCTACGGTGCCTGGATCTACTATCTGTCTGTTGTCTGGGTTTCTTTGTAATTTAAACCCTATACCAGCATCAACTACTGAGACACCAGTTACAACACCACCACTTACTGAAGTTACTTTTAATTTAACTCCACTTCCAGCACATATATTACTATTTGAAGTAACATTGACCGCGTTCAGAGTGATAATATCATCAACACTATATCCAGTACCACCACCAGCAATAACAACATTGAAAGCATGAACATCTTGTCCTTCTTCTGGTCTACCATTTAGATAATCAGAACCAGTACAGAATTCTTGGTCTTCATTAACCAACTCAACTGTTCCTGTTCCTTCTTCAAACTCAGCAAAACCTATTTGATATTTTAAATCTTCTGTTTGGTGAGGACTCCAAGCCCTGTTGTTTGCAGAAGAGAATAACATTCCTGCCATTGCTGTTTCTTCAGCGGTAACTCTTTCTTTAGTACCTATTTTATTCTCACCCAGTTTAGAACACCAAACATTATAGTTAGGGTCATTAGCTTCTGGCATAAGAACAATTGCATACTCTTCATTTGGTGCGAGGTATATTGGTTCATCAAATTCAAATGTCGTAGCATCTTGGTCTTCAAAGGCGTAATTAATAAATCTACCAAATCCAAGACCAGAAAGGTCATTAGCATCACGAGTAGTATTTACTTCTGTGTTCTTTAAGTATTTTCTTCCACCAGCCAATACAGTTGATGTTGGGAATCCATTTAATGTTTTCCTTATCTCACATGTAATACCCTGTCCAGTATCATTAAGTGTTGTTTGGTTAGACTGTTTGCCAGGCCTATCCCTAAACCAAACCATAACCTTCTTAGCATATCCTCCATTTGGTTTAAGCATAACACCGAATGTTTGTGCAAGTGGGTCGGTCATTCCATTGTTCATAACAACAAAGTGAGTTTCCGTTTTTGCTTCTAGGTTTGTGGTCAAAGTCATCTGGCCAGGCTGCAAGTTAGAGTCTGTAACTACCGTTCCTTTGTGGTCATATGTTGCTGCCGATGGATCAGGTTTTGACCCATAAGAAATACTGTGTTGTTCATATATTAAATCTATTTCCTGTCTATGAACTTGTAAAGCAAACGCGGAGTATATATTCTCAGCAGCAGTTGTTGTAAAATTCTCTCTGTCGTATGGGTCATCTGTTACCCTCATTCTCCTAGTACCAACTGGGAAAGTCTGTCTTCCGAATTTGTTTTTACCAGCACCATCATCATTACCAGCAGGCAACCAGTAAACAAAAGCAGCGTCACCGTTTTCATCTGTTACAATTGGGTCTCCCATATCAGCGGGTTCTGTTCCAGAGAAATAATAATTCAAACTAGCGTCTTCTACACCTCCGATTGGAATCGAACTTCTTCTCGCCTGAAGGAAAGCATGCCCTGTTCTTGCACCAGAAGCCTGCCATTGAGGAATTATTTTATCAAAGGCAGCGGGGTCACATGGTGTACATCTAGACCATTGAAGTTCGTCATCAAAATAGAACCATAATCGCGTATTAGGTTTCATTCTACGAACCCTAATTCCAACTCTATTCTGTCTCATATTTGGTAGGAAAGTTGTGTCCCTAACAAAGTTACCCATCGAGTGTACCTGTGGGTCAGCAGGAACAGCCTGTGCGGTCATAATTTGTGGAACTGACCTTGTGACAACATCCATTGTCTCTATAGTCTGACCAAAAGATGCTTCCCCAGAAATACTACCAGTTATATCTACTGGAGTTGTTACGGTTACCATATTACCTTCTCTCGTAACCGTTGATTGAGCAGGAGTATTATCATTAGTTGCTGTAGAAGCAGCATCAGAAGTAGTTTCTACTGTAACATTTTCTTTTACTACAGTTTTGGTTGCACCAATTTCCATACTTTCGTTTTCTGAATCCCAAACTCCCAATTCAAAAGTTGTTTCCATCCCTACAACATTATTACTAGCATTAACATCTGCAACTTGAGCGGCAATAGCAGCTGCATTTGAAAGCGTAATAACTTGCTTCTGCATCTGTTTCTTGTAAGTAGCACCATTGTCTGAACGAGGATATATGTCCATCTCTCCCCAATAATTAAACTGTAATTCACCAACACAGTTTCTAACTTTAGTAGCTGCCGTGCTTCCCTGCCAATTATATTTAACTATAGGTCTATGAATCATACTTCCAGAGCGTGTCCATCCAGAAGTACCATGAGTCTCATTTAATTTTAAATCTATCTGGTAATCTTCAAAGTTTGGCCCTAATCTTTTCTTAGATGAGTTGTAAGAAGCAGCATAACTTGGGTCTTTTAGGTCACTCAATAAATCAGAATCAAATGCATTTACATAGATACCATTTTTAAATCTATCGTTTCCATTAGCGTCCAGAATAACTTGGTCTTTTGCCTGCATTTCCATCAAACTTAAAGCAAGATAATATTCTAGTCTATTAATTCTTTTCTCGATACTAGCAATATCAGACATCTTATATCGTCTAGTTTGTCCTTCTAATTGGTGTCGTATAGCATCTCTATCTGCACCAAACCTTTCTGCTAAATTAGGTGCAATAGAAGGGAATGGTGGAACTTCTATTCTTGCGATTAACATTGCATCTTGTTCTGGCGGCGCTGAAGCAGGAAGTTTAGAAACACCTTCTACAATCTTCATCTGTCCAGATTTACTAATTACTAGTTTATCAACCCTTGGTAAGTAATACTCTATATCTGTAGTAAAAGCACTATTTGGAGTTGGGAATTGAATACCATTTGTGGGTAAATCAAATTCCTCTGTTCTATATGGGTTATCAGTAGCAGCGCTCAATATAGTAGCAGAAACAGCAGTATTTTTAACTCTAGGTCTAAAATCAATTGCGTCCCTTAAAGGGTACTGTCCTAACTTTGCAGATTTATAAACAGGCAATTCAAATGTGTATATACCAGTAGCACCAGTATCATCTACTGGATAAGAATCTTTTGCAAAATATGTTCCATTTGAACCACCATAGTTAGCATCAAAGTGATTTAATACAACCGTAACATATTTGTTGGTCATATTAAGACTAGAACTTCCTTTTTTTAGAAGTTTCGCGTGACCATAGAAATTATCTGTTTGTCCTCTGTCAAGAATAAAATCATCAACATAGTTAACTGGATTTTCTGCTGAATTGTGGTCAGCCCAATCATTATAGGAAGCTGTGTCTCTAATATATACTGCGGTAATTTCTTGTACATCTACGATACCAAGATTCCATGGCCCGTTTGCCCCACCAGCATTATCTCTAGTATCTAGTTTAACATATCTTCCTATGTTTAATGCTTTCGGTACAGGTATAGCATCTACTACTTTACATTCTATCTGTAAGTAAGCGTCATATGCGCCACTTGGAGAACCCATATTAAATTCCATACTTTGCCCATTGGCAGCAGCAATTATTTGAGCTGGTGCAAGTCGAATGACCCTACCTTCTGAACCAGATATTGTAGTACCATCACCAAAATCTGTAACTCCAGAGGTTTTACAAACCATGTAAAATTTGTTATCCAATATAGTTTGAGTTAGTGCGCCAGCAGTATATGGGAATATGACTTCTGAACCTAATCCAGAAGTACTAATAGTAAATGTACCAGCAGCAGAAACACTAACATTGAATTCTTCTGTGTAATAATATGCAGTATCGTAACTTCCACCAGCTTGAAGAGTCTTAGTATGACTCCAAGGTGTGTTATAAATTAATTTGTTATATTCCGCACCATGTACAACAGCGGTGTCTTTAGTTCCGTCACCATTTACATCTTCTAATTTAATATCAGCAAAACCACTATCTGTGGAGTTTGGAAATTGGATTGACCTAGCGTCTTTTAAGTTTCCGTTATTAATTCTTATATCATAAACATAAAGTCTATACTCCGTAGCAGCGGCGCCTGGATTTCCAGATGCCCTCTTCAAAGCACGAACCCTACATGTTCCTATTACTACAGTAAGAGCAGCATGTCCACCATATGTTCCATCTGTAACAGCGGCAGCAGCAGTCTGTGAACCAATACTTCCATAATATCCAATATTAACTATTCCGCCATTTTCTATATCAAAGGTTCCAGCAACTTCATTAATATTGAAATAGTTACCATAACCCATAGTAACATCTCTTGATTCTTTTATTTCAGTAGATGTTCCTTTTCTAATTTTTACTGGAGTATTTCTGAAAAACTCTCTTCGATATCCATTTGCATACGCGATGCCAGGCGATACCAAGGCAACAACATAATCAGAATCACCAGCCTGTACTGGGTCAGTAGAGAAATGCCATCCATCGTTATTGATTCTATAAGAAAGACCACGGTAACCAAATTTAACAGTACCACTTGCTACATCCCCACTTGTATGTACAGGTGGAGTGCCAAACGCGGAAGTACCAGCAACCATTACTTCATAAAGGTTACCACTATGGTTTACAAATTGTCCAACACTATAATTGGTGTTAGTGCCTGTGTTAAAAGCAACACCCTTTACAGTCTTTAAATGTTCTACTATTTTTAAAGTAAATGGTTCAACTACATAGTCACCATCACTTTCTCTTTTTTCTGTCGCAAGTTGTTTACCTAACTCTGCAAGTTCTGCTATATCAGAATCGTATTTCTTCTCAATTAATCCTTTTGTAACTTTGTAAAGAGTAGTAAATCCTTCAGGCATTTCATAGTATTTGAATACCACACTTCCGTCTGTAGCATTACCAGTTGTGTGAACTGGGCCATCTCCAGAAGCAGCAGCTGTACCAGCAGTAGTGACTTCATAAATGTTGTCACCATTTGATATCATCTCTCCTAATTCATACGCGGTGCCTAAAACATAGTTCTTTCCAAATGGAACTTTAAATATTTCTGTATCTATTTTTGACCTATCGGCGCCAGGAGCATTGTAGTTATAAGCTCCACTTGCTGGGTCTAAAAGACTTGTATCGTCATCTGAAGTAACAATAGTTTCGTTAACTTTAACACCAATATAATAGTTAACATTTGGGTTAAATGGGTCAAGTCTTATAGTCTGTCCATCATGAGCAATAAATTTGCCCTGTGCATATATTATACCTTCTTCAATCGTAAAGTCAATACATTTTCCATAGAAATTTTTGGTGTAGGTATTAACACTAGTATTACTATCTACAACAAAAGTGTCTCCGTTTCTTCCAGAATCGGTACTGGTTACTGTTAAAGTTTCTCCAGCATCAAATCTTATTGAACCAGCTTCTCCAGAACCAGCATTTGTTTCATTACCTTTCTGGTAGTTCAAGTAAAGTGTTTTCTTCTCAACAGCGTCTGTATCTAAACCTGTCTTAACACCTTTAATAATTGCGGTGATTCCAGTAGTGCCACCTGTTAAGGTGTCACCAACATAATTTGCGAGAGAGTCATTTGAAACAGCAACTGAACTAGCATCAAGGTCATTAACTTTGATGTAATCACTAACAACAGGATATCCAGCACCACCCCTTACTGTAGCACCATCTTTGAATACAAAATCACCAAACTCTTTTATAGTGTTTAGTACATAATCTTGTAATTGTGTTAATTCCCTTGCTTGTACAGCAACGCCAGGCTTAAAGACTACGCGGTTAAACTTTTTCGCCGCTGAAAAGTCATTATAATATGGTGTTACATTTAAATCAATTGCCATCTTTTATTCCCTTAGAAAGTAAATATTATTTTTACTGTCTCTACTTGACCCTCTTCCCTAGTAATAGGTTTTCTATTATCAAAGTAAACTATGTCTCCAGAATCAATATCGATTTCTGGATTTGTAAGACTATTTATAGGTAAAGAAGAGAGACCTTTTGTTAAATTTGTAATTGTGTCTGAAGAACCTATACCAGAAGTATTTTCTTGTAAATAGACACTATCGTCCGTGCCATTTCCTGTGGTGTCTCTTAGTTGTGCTACTGTAAAATTACCTCCGCTTGTTGCTTCTAATATATCATCCGCTCCATAATTATTTGGGTCACTTATACCTATAACGAAATGAGGAGAACCAGTTGCATCGCTGAATAAAGTATCTAACCCATATTTAGTTATGTTTTTCATCAAACCTACTTGTCTATAATCGTTTCCTGTAATCAAATCTCTAGAATCATTGTCAAAGGATACTGTCACTCCTACCCTTTTACAAAATAATTCCTTTTGCGGATGAGCCCCATGTCCATCAAGAGGTGCAATTATACACCTAAAAGAAGCATTAATACCACCACCAGATGCCTGTGTAACAGTAATAGATGCAGTCGTATATCCAGAGCCTGGATTTGTTATGGTAACTCCTGTAATATTACCATTTGTATTTACCACAGCAGCACAAGTTGCGCCTTGTCCATCACCTGTAATGGTGAGAGTTACATCACCAGAAGTATAATCTGTACCTTGATTAGTTACTATTATATTATCTATAGTACCTTTAACAGCAGTACCCTCAACATTTGTTTGTAATGAGGGGGTATCTGTACTACCAAGAACAGCATCTGCTTTCGCGTTAGCACCTCCGCCACCTGTTATTACTACATCTGCAAATGTATATCCAGAACCAGCAGTATCAATAGTTATACTAGATACCGCACTACCTGTAAGAGCAGCACTAGCTGTAGCACCAGTTCCATCACCATTAATTGTGACAGTAGGAACGGAAGTATATCCACTTCCCCCAGCACTAACATTAATACTATTTAATTCACCATTAACATCAAAAGATGGTTGACCAGCACCAGATACCTTTCTAACTGGCATATATGAAGTAGAAAGGAATTTAGTTCTATCAGAAGCACCTACTTGAAATAAGAACTTCCACTTATAACCATCCGCTGTTGTGAATATTTCTGTACCAGTACTATCTGGTTTTGAAGTACTTTTCGCATTACCGTTATTATCAATACACTTATAAACATTAAATGCATCTGTTAACACATAAAAGTTTGAAGTTTGTAATGATATAGCTCCAGAATTTGCTTTATTGGTTGCCGTATAGGCATCATCATACCTATCATATACAGTATTACCTGTAGAGTCCCAATCAATCCTACGAGCTAACATAGCCGTATCAGCAGACTGTACTCTTTTTACAAAAAGTATCTTGTCTCTGAACTTCTGCACATCGACACGATTATCTACCGATGTATCAGGCGCAGTATCATCCGTCCATGTTTCAGTACGCGAGGCGGCAAGATAAAATTTATCATTGCCGTTATAGATGTCTCTATAGAAAGACCTCGCCTGATGAAACCTCGCCTGTTCTAGTAACAGAATGGCCATGTACTAACTCCTTAGTTTAACTCTTAGGAGTCAGATACAGTAACCGTCCAAGTGATCTTTAATGTGTCTGCAGCTGCTTTGTTAACTACAGAAAACACAGTTCTACATAGTAGCGTACCACCCGAACCAGCGTTTAGGATTCCTGCCTCAACAACTGCACCTGTACCAGTACCAGCTGGGAAGTCCCCAACATAAGCGACTGAATTTGAAGTGACAGTAGTAGAAGTAAGAGCAACCCTACCAAGTTCTGTTCCTAATGCGGTGTTACCAGCAGCGGCAGCAGTATTATCTGAACCGATTGCCATATGTGACATTGCAGTAGCAGTGGCATCTTTCATACGAGATGCGATATAATTAAGACCGTTATTTACAACGACATTTTTTATTTCTTGGGTTTCTTTTAAGTTCCCAAACTCATCAAACAACTCAAGAGTCAAACGACCCTTAGCGTCTAAGGCAGCATTTTTTTGCAACATTGTTATCTCCTCTAAAATTAGTTATTGCCTTGTTATTCCTTATTTATAAGAATTAAAATTAGTTTTTAAAAATTCACTACAGTATCAGCAACATAATCTTCGGCAAAGTAAGTTAAATCTACTGTATATGATTGTGATATGAGACTTCCACTATCTCCCGCCGCCACATCTTCGTCTACTGAAGAACCTGTGAGGTCTATCTCTACATCAAATTTGGTAATTGAATCTGCGGTATCTGAACTATCCGTTGGAGCAGTTGTGACATCAAAATTATTTATACTGTCAGCAGTAGCGCCAGTATCTACTGGATTTAAACCTATATCAAATTTGTTTACCGCGTCAGCGATAGTGAATGTATCTGCAACCACTCCACCCCATTCTACAGATGGTGTGTCTTGCATCAATGTAGTATCAGTACCAATTAACTGTGGTTCTATTGATAGTGTATCATCTCCAGTAAATGTGTCAGCTCTAGCAGCAGTTATATCAAATACTGTTGACTCATCAACATTTAGTGTATCTGTTGGGTTGACTCCGATATCAAACTTATCAATCGCGTCAGCGATGTCAAATGTGTCAGTAGGTCTTGGTTGTGCTTCTACAACAACACTATCAGCAGTATCGAATGTATCAGCAGGTTCTCTGAAGAATACGAATGATATCAATAAAGACTCACCCATTTCTACAGTATCAGTAACAGAATTAACCTCTACCACTAATGAAGTTACTGTATCTTGGGTAAATGCGTATGCGGTACTTCTTTCTACATCTGCATCAATAAGAAGCGTATATCTACCAGCATCATTAGCAAAGTAATCTGTCGCGTATTCACCAGTATCCGCTGAATTGAATATAAGGTGCATTTCTTTCTGAGGATTACCCAGTTCTACATATGCACCACCATCATTTAAGAAGTAATCACCAACCGCGAATCTTTCAACATAGTCATCTGAAGCAGTTGCATGTAATACAAAATATGGGTCACCAGTTTCAGTTCCATCTGAAGTTGCGTAATAACTTCTAATTTGTGTACCTGTGTAAGTATACGGGCCATCTTCATCTGAAGC